GTCTTGAAGCCCAGCAGTGAGCCTTTTTTGATGCAACCGTCAGCCACGGTGAGCGGCAACACGGGGTCTTGACCGTTGATGTTGATAAAGAGTTGGGCGCGGCCGAAAAACCCATCTTGCTCCGCGAGCTTGCGGAATAGCTCCTGCACCCGGAATTCCTTAAACGCCTCCGTCATTTCCTCCAGCTTTTTGCCTTTTTCCTTGGCCTCGCGCTCTTCGCGCTCCGCGTCGGCCTTTTCGCTCTTCCCCTTCGTGCCGATGGATACAAACTCAATCCAGCGGCGGGTCATCTCATTGGCGATGGTTTCAGAGGGCGCGCGATACTCGCTGCGCTGGGCCAGCTCGGCAAGGTAGGCGTAGCCCGGGAAACCCAAGCCACAGAAGCCCGCCTGCTGGTTCAACCAATTGAATTGCGTCTGGGGGTTGAAGTCCATGGCGATGCGCGGGTATTCCCCGGGCAGCTCAGGCGGAACGGACAGACGGCTGGGGACGACACCGGGCGGCAGCTCGGGGGCTGCGAACAGCCGGCGCTCAGTGGCGGGTTTCTCGGCTGTCAGCTTCGCAATGAGCGCGGCGAACGTCGAGAAATTCAGCTTTATAGCCTTGCGCTCGGGCTCACCAGCCACGGGCGGACGCAGCGGCACTACCTTTGCCAGATCCGCGGCCGTGGCAATCGCTAGGGGTTCGCTCATTAAATGCGCTCCAAGACCGATTCAGCTATGACCATTTCCGCGTTGCGCGGTGCGAATAACATCATAACGCTGTCTGCGAGGTTGGGCGAGGCCACCCCATCGGGAACCTTATCTATCAGGATTTTGCCGGCGTTATTTATCAGGTAGACGGGCTGGGACAGCTCCACCACCAACCGCGCGCGCTCGGGGAAGTCCGAACGAATCACGATAATGTCGTCAGGGTCGTAGGCATAGCCGTTGATGGCGCGCCACGTCTGTTGAAACCGATAGCGCAGCGCCCACCATGATTGCGCTTTGTAGTTGGCGAAGAAATCCACGTTCTTGCGGTCCAGATTCGTGCCGTCTGGTCCCTTCACGAACGCTTCGGGCTTGTACAGCTTTTCGCCACTGGCTGAGCCGCGGAAACAGCCCACGTTGATGACCGGGCCTTTACGCTTGTCTTGGCGGCGTGTTTGATTGATGGCGCGCGCATCGCCCCGGCAGGATGCCCCCAGCCCGTCGCCGTCGTAGTCAAATCCCTTGACGCCGCGGATATCGCACAGCATGAACATTTTTTCCGTGGTGGCGTAGATATCCGAGCCTTCGCCGCTCCATGACTCTGCGTACTCCAAAAAACAGCCATGGCGGAACGTAGCGGCATTCTTATCCCGGCCTTGGTCGGCCACGTCCAGCGCACCACGTTTGACTCCGCTGGGCAATAGCCCGAGCTTCAGATGTGCATCAACAGCAGCCTGCACCCAATTGGCGGGGCAGACGATGCCCTCAACGCTCGCGGTGTAGTTGATATCAATTTCTTGGGCCACCACCACCGGGTCCAGCTCACCCTTTTTCTTTTCGTACCACGCATCGTCTTTGCGGGGATCGTCACGCCAATGCGCGGTGAACACATCAATTTTGCCGCCGTGGCGCTTCTCAGCGAACGGGTTAGCCATGCCGTTGACCGATGACACGTCTATGCGGCAGTTGGTCGTTGCGCTCAGCGACGCATCGGCCAGCTGTGGCCGCTCAAGGTGGGCCGCTTCGTCTACAAAATAAATGGCCTTACGGTCGCCGCGGCCGATATCGTCGCCGGCCTCGCCAGCGATGATTGAGCCCGTATCCGGGAAGCTGATTTGCTTGTGGGGTGCATGTTTCTTCACGTCCCAGCTGCCGCGGAATTCCCGGGGCAGATAGGTTAGGAACATGCGGCCCTTGTAAAACAGGCATTTTGGGTCGCCCAGCTTGTCCACGTACTCTTCCTTACGTGAACCGAAGCCGATGGCCATATCTTTATGGAAGAGCCCGAGCGTGCAGGCTAGGCCCATCGCAACCCACGACATACCCATATCGCGGCTCTTCTCTGTCAGCCCGGGTAAACCTCGCCGCCAGTGGTCCAGAATCCAATCAATCCATTCCACCTGTTTGGGGAAGAGGATGAACGGCACCACGGCCGGTAGATCGCGCTCCAGATTGCGCGGGTCTACGGTCATGCCCCAGTCGGTTATAAATTGGGCCGGGTGATGCTTATAGTATTCTTTGAGATCCGGGAGCATCCCCGGCTCTGCCCGCAGCCGCACCAGCCGTTCCGCACGTTCGGCAAATATGCTGACGTAATCGGGGTTTTTCCAATCGACAGGGGGCTGGATGAATTTAACGGCCGCGTTCATTCATCGCAGCTTAGCGGGCTTTGCCCGCGAGGTCAGCCCCAACCCGTCCATGGGTCAGGGCTCTAGGACGCTTACGGCTCTACGCCGACGCTCGCGCCCTCCGTGGGAATCGGGTTGTCCAAGTCCGGCAGCTGATCGTCCAGCCCCGTAAGGCCGCCGTCGAGCACATCCAGTGCATCGTCCAGCGGTTTTGAATTGGGCACTTCGCCGGCTTCCACGGCAGCCTTGTACGCTGCGTATTCGGTCTTCACCGCGTTGTAGGCGGCGATGTTGGCCGACGACTCCGCGCTGATCTTGTTGACCTTGGCGGCCATGTTGACCACTCGGGCCGTCAATGCGTTGATGTTGCTCATGATGTGATTACCTATTAGCTCCATGTGGACGGTGAGCTGCCGCACGGCCCAGCGGGTGGGGAACAACCAACGATATACACACGTCCGCCAGCTCATGGGAAAAGCCTAGCCGGGAACCGATGACCGACGCAAGCGTGGCGTTAGCTGTGGCGCAGCGAGCCCGCGACGTTGACTTGCCCGACCATCTGTTGCAACTCTTCCAGCTCTTCAGGATACGGCGGGCGATTAAGCTTTAACGCCACGGTCAATGTGGCAGGATCGTAGCTCGCGGCAACGATATCCAGCTCAGGCTCTTCAGTCGCTACGTTCATCCGCTCACCAGTCGTAGGTAGGTTTTGCCGGCGCGCTCGGCCGTCTCTGTCTTGCTGATGGGCTGCGCGGGCTCAACAGCTGGCGTAACCGGAATCCAGCCATCCTTAAAGGCGCCCAGCACACGGGCCAGCGACTCGCGCGCCTTTTGTTTGTCTTGCATCAGCACTTCTATGCCGTTCTTGGTCTGTTTGACCCCGGAGTAGAGCTTGCGCGCTGGCCCCTGCAATTTGCGGGTGTCATGCACGCGCGTTTCCCCCAGCCCCACACCGAAGCACATGGGGCAGAGCGGGTTAGGATCGCGCTCGGGGTTGAAGCCGAAGCCACCTGTAGCCATCGGCATGGACGTGAGACTGCCGCCAAGATCCACGTGGCGAGCACAGGCCAGCGCCCATTCGGATTCGCTGGTGTACTGATAGGCGAAGTCCACGCCATGGCAATAGCGGCAGCACAGCCGCAGGTAACTAATCAACTCGTTGGGATCGGCCACCGCGATATCGTGCCAATCCTGCATCAGCTCTTGAACCTTGACCATCGTTGCCGTGGCCGCTTCGTCTCGCATCTGCTGGATGCGCTGCTTTATCTCAGGGTCGGCCATGAGCTTGTCGGCTTGCTCAAAAACCCACTGGCTGGTCGCTTTATCGTCTACGACAAAGGACAGGCGAAAGGCCATCATGGGGTTGCGCGACTCTACGAAGCGCCCGCAAAAACGCTCATAGCGCTCCCGCAGCGGCACCCCATGGTCATGGCTGGTCGTGTCGAATTTACCCACGTGCCAAGGATAGCATGGGCTGTTCCCGTGGGAACCGTCGCGCCCGGGGATGGCGCTACCACTCCCGGGCACTATTAACGGCTGCCATCTGGCGGTTTTGGCATTTATCGGTAGTCGTTCACCACTGACCGCACCGCGCGAGGATTCTACCTGATTTCGCCCGGCCAACGCCCTGCATCTGCGGTCAGCACTTCGCGGGTAGCTGAGCGGAACACAGGGCGCCGGCCGCCGTCGTTTACTCCGAACGACTAATGACCGCGATTGCTCACAACGTCAGGCGGGGGACCATGCGGCTAGCCGGTAAGCCAATCCCCAATCGTCACCGGCTTCCGATTAAAAGGGTATGTCGTCATCCAGCCCGGCGTCAATGAACGCCTGCAATTTATCTCTCACCACATTTATGGCCGGGACGCCCACGTGCCTGCGCTCATGGCAATAGCGGGCAAATTGTAGCCACGCCTTGCTCGGGGACCAGCGCGCTAAATCTAACAATTGCTGTAATTCAGTTGGGCTCAGCATGGCGGCCGATTCTCCCACGAATAAAGGGCCGCTGCCGACGCGTTGGCGTTCCCCATCCGCGCGCCCTTCGCTCGGCAAATTACTGCCGGCAAATTAACGCTAAATCGGTTAACGACGGGTTGTAAGTTGTTGTATGTTGCCATTTAACACCCATTATTGAGGCATATAGCCCTTTCTACTTTCAGGTGAGAACATGTTATTTTTAGATGTTAGAAACAACTGACAACCAACATGGGGTTAAGATAAAATCCGGTCCACCTATTGGGAGGTTTTGACATATGGCACCGCGACAGCTCACTGTTATTTCCCGAGACGACGCGCACGCGGAGGGAAAACGACGCTACTACACCGGCCAGCCTTGCCGCAAAGGCCACGACTGCGAGCGTTACGTAATTAACGGCGCGTGTATCGACTGTACCCACCGACGCCCCGCGCCCGGGCCGAATCCTGACAGGCACCGCAACGTCCACGCCGTGCCGCTGGTCTTTAATCTGGAGCCAATGCCCACACGTGCGGAATTGCTGGTGCTCGCGCGTTATCTGGAACCGCTCGCTGCGGCCGAGCTGATCCGAATGCGCAACCCCGCAAATTGGACCATCGCTGACCTATGGCCGACAGAGAAGTGTTTTGCCGCGGGCTACGATATCCACGTGATGCACGGGAACGGTTGGACCGTTCAGCAACTCATAGAGCATGACTGGGCTTTTGTGCCTGCTGACGTTGCGAAGTACAGCCCGTAGATTGTTAGGTGCGGTACCAGACATACAGCGTGATTTGCTGACGGTATCGTCAAAATTGATACAGCAGTTTGCAAACACTCGCCGCTGTGTTATAGGCTGACCGTCCCGTCAAATAGAGGGTAATTTATGGCGATATTGGAAAGCATCGCTTCCCGCGGCTACCGGGCCACGGAAGCCCAAGTGGAGCAATTGGCCAAACACGTGAGCATGGGCCGCCGTGCCGATGGCACATACTTGCGCGTGCTGGTCGTTGCCGTGCAGAGCAAACGCCCACGCACCAAAGCCCGGGCACTGGCTGTGCTGGATCAGCTGCACGAACGCTTCTACAAAGCGGTGCAGCGCGGTGTTGGCCCGTCCACGCTCAAGGCCAGCGAGCGCCGCCGCCGTTCGGCTTTCGCCCGCTCCACAGCCTCAACGCTGCGCGGGTTCATCCGTTCCGGGGGTGCCATTGCGAAAGTGGACGTTGCCACCATCAGCAAGGTGCAGCTCCGCCGCTTCGGGCAGCCCAAGCCCCGCGGCAACCGTAACGACCGGATCGTGGCCACGGCTCGCCGCTCGCTCTTTAATGCCGTCCGCAGGACCGCACGCAAGAGCCCGCAGCACGCCAAGGACATGCTGTTGGCGCTCATCAGCAAGGCCAATGCCGAGCTTCGCGCACTGCCGGATTTCACCCCGGTGCGTGTCGTAGAGCCGAAGGTGGCCCACACCAACGGGCACGCAACAGCCGGCTGATTCCCGCGGGAACCGGGTTGTTATGAGCAGCCCTTGACGGACCTGTCAATACTGTGATGCTGGTCACTGACGGGTCCGTCAACCCTGATAAACTGCCACCCCATGAAGACCACCGCACAATTGCGCCGCGAAGCCTACGAAGCCGAAGGCCGGGCCGAGTTCGCACTGGCCGCCAAGCTCTACCGCGAGGCCGTCGCCGCCTACCCGAGCCACCACGAAGCCAGCCAGCTGGCCGCCCACGATAAGGCCCGGCTGGAGTCCAACGCCATCAACTGCGAGTTAGCCGCATGAGATGTGGTGCCCGCAAATGCGGTGAGTTCAATATGCTGGTGTGCATCGCTGAGGCCGGGCACAAAGACGACCATTGCTATATCGTGGACCATGAGAACGACTTTCCGCACAACAAGCGCAAGCCTTCGCGCGCGACCGTCAAGCGGGTTGATGCTGCACTACAGAAAGCGGGCATTGATGCGAAGCTGGCGCGGGGTGGCGGGTACTGGTATTTTCACGGCCCGGACGTTGAGCTGGCCAGCTCCACCAGCGTTTCGGTG